CGAACCAATCTTGGCTCCGTCGCCAGACGAGCCGATCTGGGCATTGTTGCCAGACGAGCCGATCTGGGCATTGTAGCCAGACGAGCCGATCTGGGCATTGTAGCCAGACGAGCCAATCTTGGCTCCGTAGCCAGACGAGCCAATCTTGGCATCGTCGCCGGACGAACCAATCTGGGCTCCGTCGCCGGACGAACCGATCTGGGCACCGTCGCCGGACGAACCGATCTGGGCATTGTTGCCAGACGAGCCGA